CAAAAAGTTCACTTAATTGCGACATTGTTATTTATACGTTAAAAATTATCTATCGTATAAATAACTGGTAAAAACATGTACGTACATGTATAGTCAACTTTTAGGTAGTAAATTTCAGCGGAAGTTTGATGTCATAGAAGTCTTCCATTAGTTCACGACTTATACGCTTAACTTCTGCACTATCCTGTCCAACCTCTAATTCTTTCCGTACTAACTTACGGCCACCACGGCAAAGTCTTATAATTTCTTGCGCATTCTTTTTAGCGTTGAATAGTTCCCGTGTAAGTTCAAAATTTTCCTGGGTATGTTGTAGGTACATTTTATCTGACATCTTTAATGCCTCACGTAACTTATCAGCAAACTGACGTGGTGTAGCATCCCAAGGAATTATTATGGCGTGAATACCCTCGAACAATGGGTCATAAACTTTATAGCTATCGTCCGACAACCCCCGATAGTCTCTCAGTACAGGATAGGCTCCCTGAAGCATTGCTTCTATAATAAAACCGTTTATATGTGTTCGGCAGCTATGACTGTAATGTTCTGCATACGATGGGTCAATGGCAAACTTAGCGTTCTGTAATACGGTTAAAACTTCACTTGTGCTCAGCTGTCCCATATACTCCATGCCTGCTTTTTCTGCTCTGTTCCAAAGACTAATTTTACCGTCGAGTTCTTTTGGTAATTCAGGGTCTCGCTTTTGGGTACACATATAGGTTGATTTCGTCTTTGTAGGTGACGTCATATAGTTATACTCGATACCTGTACCTGCAATCATAGTTTCTGTTCTCTCAGGCAAATACGGAACTGCAGCAATAAGTTCTTCCATATGCTTCATACTTTTAAACATATGGGCAGCGAAGAAGTCAACCTCACGTTTACGCTTTAAGTTTATAGGCATACGTGCCCCGTCCTTAATATATCGGGGATTCAGTAATAAGGTACGTGGTATCGCTATATCAGCACAACACTGATAAGCCGCCAAGTGAGCACATCCTAAGAATAATAGCTTATCTTTGAATTCTGTTACGTTACTTGCCCTTACGTTAAAGTAACCGTCATGCACCAAGAAAACTTGTTTTATACGGTCTGGCAAATCGAGGAACTTCCACCAGAAGTCAAACTTGACCCCCTTACGTTCCCAAGCCTTAGTTTTTGTAGGCAAGAAATTCCAAAGGATTATATCAACATCCTCGGTCGCCTTGTGCCATAGTTCAAAAGCGTCGCTTTGATATACTCCTATACGATGTCCTGGCGGAAGGAAATATCCATAATAGTTATTACGATAGTAACCTACCGTTTCGTCCTTTTCATATCCACCACCTTGACTTTGATACTTTATCTTACGCTGATGAGTACCGTCTTCAAATTCACGAAACTTTTTATCATATGCACGCTGAGTAGTTGAAGCAGCCGTAAATTGATATACATCTACCTCACAACCTAATTCCTTGAAGGCTCGGAGCATTGAAGCAACATAGTTGACAATCCCCCCATATTTGCTAATCTCGAAATCGCAAAAGATTACTTTCATACCCCTAATAAACCGTGATTAGAAAGGAAGTTCGTCAGCGTTACACATCCAAAATTCCTCAGGCAAATTCTTTTTAAGATAGCCTTGCTCAAAGAAAAAGAAACTCGACTGGGTCTTGTAAAACTTTTTAGCTAATTCCCATTTAATGTCTGCAAACTCAACAATAGGATTACTCTTTACTATAAAGTAGTGTTCTGCTATATCCTTCATCTGCTCTTGTGCCATCCGTTTAAACGAATGCGGGAACTCCCGATAGTAAGTTAGTAAGCTAACTGTTTTACGGACGACCTCACGGCAGAAAAGATGGAAAGGATGCCCAATGCCTAATGGTGCTATAACTTCATATCCTTTATTACGCTTCAGGAATTTACTTATATACTCAGTAATTTCGTATTCAAAATCCTGCCAAGGAAAGTCTTGTATTTCTTTCAGCGTGTTCCAAGCCTTTAATGAATCAAGTTTCTGATGACCATAGCGTTCATGGAAAGCATAGTAACTATTATCTATGTATGGTACGCTGAGGTGATGATAATCTACTCCAAGAAAGTTGTACAGTTGTTCGTCTTCTTTTACTCGCTTTGGGTCATCTTCTACTTGAAATATACTTACTTCAACTTCAGGGTCTAATATGAGGCTGCTACAACAAAGCCAAGCGTCATCGGAATGGGGTGAAACTATTAGTAACCTTTTCATTTTTCCCATTTACGCTTGACTATAATAGAGGACATTGGTCCATTTAGGTGATTTTCCGTAGCCAGTTTTCTTATATCTGGCGTTATGGGGGGGAGAGTTTCTTGTCCAGCGTGGTCAGGCAAAAAGCCTACCCTTACTGACCTATTCGTACAGCCGTCGCATGGACGAAAATTACGGTCACGATTGTAAAGCATTATACGAGCTACCCGATATCGTTCATTATTCCAAAGTTCGTCTACGCCATGCTCAAATATACTTCCTATTGGATATTCACCACGGAAGTCATCACAGCAAAGGTCTACCATTCCCGTATAACGAAACGCCATTTCACGGAAAGGCATTGCACAACGCTTATCATTGAAACTGCGGTCAAGCGGTCCTGCAGCACCCGCATGATTAGCGAGATTGCGAGTCATGTCATGTACATTATCTGTAGCTATGGGTGGTAAAAGCAATATTCGTTTTTTATGGTTATGAGTATAAAGCGGAGTCTTTCCTTCATAAGCTACTACCAAAGCCTTATGCTTGTCACTTAAATGGCTAATAAAATTCCAATCTCCTTGTGGAGAATAGCAATCAACAATTAGATTATCTAACCCAGCATCCATTATCTCAGTCAGATATTTATCAGGGTCTTCTGCATGAGCATATCCATACCCATTACTATACATATGAAATACGTTCTTAGGTAAATGACGGCGGAAGATACGTATGATTTCCATTATTTTAGGATTCAACGTAGGCTCGCCATGCTGTGCAAAAACTATCTTGCTGTTCCAACCCACTCGTTCTATTTCTGAAGCAATGCGTTCTGCCGTCTTTAAATTCATGTAAAAATAAGGCTTAGTACCTTTTTCACGCATACCTCTTAAACCACAGAACCAACAGCCGAGATTACATCCTTCTGTTGGTTCTATTAAAACCGTAAATGGCTTTTCTTGCTGATACTTTTTCATTACGTTTTACTTACTTTTATTAAATCTCTTAAACTCTGCTTACCTAACTTAGCCTGAACTTGCTTGTTAAGTTTAACTTTCTTCAACGTACTGAATGCATGAGTCTTAGGATTCCATTCATACTTAGGATTATACCTATTTACCGTACAGCGGCAATATGGATGTATTGGGTCTAATGTAGGCAACCAATCGTCTGCCTTCCGTCCTATATTGTTACCATTTGCTATTATATCTTTTAGTTTAAATATTTTTGGCTGACTATTTTCGTCTTCTGGGTCGGTTAAATATAATTCTTTACAGCGTTTACATGCCTTTGGATAAACATCAAAATATACTTCTGCATCCTTACCGTGATTTTTTAATATATTTTGTGCTCTTCCTGCATTGAAAGCGGAATGCATGAGATATTTTGATATCCTCAACCAGTCCCTTGCCCAGTCTTGTGTAGCGTGTCCCAAATCGCTTGCTAACTTAGTACTGCTTTGTCTGAGTTCGTAGGCTCGTATTGTTTTCTTTTTAATTATATCCCGTATTTGTGCTTGTTGTTGTTGATTACCCCTGACTATGATATTCGTAGTACCTCCGACTATACGACTTCCTAAACCTGTTATATCAGTGTAGGCTCTGGTCTTCAATTGTTTTAAAGCGAACTCTTCCTCTTCGGTCAAAGGAATAAAGTTACTACTTTTCATGAAGTCTTTGAACTGACGGAATGTCATATTCTTAGTTCGTTTATCGCCAAGAGCGTCCGCCCAAATTCCAAAGATATAAGCATACTCAATATAACCTTTGTTATCGGTAAACTTAGTTAGGTCTATTCCTGAGGCAGAAAGCAAATTTATTTCACCTTGCGTCAGGTAGTTTAGCCCAAGCTGTTTTGCCAGGAAAGCAAGTTCATTACGCTTGAGTATTGAAATTATTTCTTGTATTTGCTGAAAGTTGAAAATCATAAGGCTTTTCCTTTCTCGCTATACGTTATGTCTATCAATTGACCAATCAGAACCTTACTATGACGACCTCGCCAAACTGGTTCTGGTATCTTAGTTTCAAACGCAGGACATTCTTTATCGCCGTTATACCAACGGCAAAGTTCACAAAGGCTTTGAGGCTTAAAAACGTCCTCATCACCGCTTTGGTACTGTTGTCGTGAAATATTTGTCATAATAATCTTTTACATATTTAGGTTGCTTTGGGTCATTGTGCAACCAAGCTACAAAGTTTTCCGCAAACCATTCAACCCCTTTCGTTGTACTATATTCGCTGATAACCGTAGGTTCGTTGCAATTTTGCTTCCACAGCTTATCCCTTTCATTATTTAATGAACGGTGGTATGCTATTTCCTTAGCCGTATTTTCTTGCTGATAAACTTTCGTATTGTGATGCCTACAA